GAGTAGATGAAATTGATGTTCGTGGTGTTGTTAATTTTTTACTGAGGGCAACTACAGCACAGGATATAAATGTACAATTAACCGATGGTAGAGTAGTTCTTGTACGTGCTGGAACTTACGTAACACGCAGAAACAACGAAGGTATAAATTTTATACTTGATGCTGAAAATCAAGTAGATTTTGTTCCGCAGGCGGGAGGAGGGCGTCGGCGTAAGACCCGCCGTGGTCGCCGCTCCACGCGCCGCCGGCAGCGTTCATAAAAGCAACTCTCTAGTATGTTTGTCAAAAGATGCATGTCCTATTTTTTTAGGAATAGATACGGGAGGGCGAGATAGGGCTTTCTTGAGCGCCTCCATTTTATACATAAATCCAATCACATATTCTTTATCATTTAAGATTGGGTCAAACTTTTTATTATTGAATGGATTGGTTGTATCAATCTGTTCAATGGATGAGATGGGAGGGTCGGCTGGCTCGGCTGGCTCCACGGGGTTCATGGATTTTCCTTCATGTTGAGCGGGCAGGGGAAGAGAAAAATAGATCCGTGCAGCCACAAATCCAAGAAGTCCTCCAGCTACACCAACCGCTATAAGTTTTAAAGTTGTAGTATTCATATTTAGTATCGTTTTTGATGATACTAGTGTTTGTTGAGTATAAGGAAAAATTCGTTCTAGTAGCCAATCAGGCATCTCTATTATGGTTTAATAATTATTACCACCAATGCGACTGGTTCTTTATATAGATATAATGACGAGTTTCAGACGACGGCGTTTCGGCGCGCTTCTGGTACATCGCAACCTTTTCAACCGCCTCCGTCTCGGTTACAGCCTTGTCAAGCAACAGGCTACCCCCAACCGTAGAACCAGATAGATGCGCCGGCATCTTGGACTCAAAGCAACAGTAAATTAGAAATCCAAATTCAGACATTTTCTAGATGTTTGAATTTTTAACAAAAACGGAATTTAATTTCAATTTTTTCGGATTTAATACTCCACCACCAGGTCAAATGCCAATTCTGTAAATCCGTCAGGGGCGGTCTTTTCCGCCGAAATGACATCCCGTGCCCAGGATCCAATCAAGGGCGACTCCTTGCAAAAGTCCCCTCCGCCCCGTCCGTTCCCCTCGCAAGTCAAAAGTGGCAATGGATGAATGCGGAGCCCATCCAGCCCCTTGGGAACCTTGGACTTATCAACAAACTGCCGCTTTGTATGATTGACCAGAAACAGATGCTCTCCTAGCGTGACAGCATTAGGCGCAAGCATCAAATCTTTACGCTCATTACAAATCAGATGTAGATTTTTGCCGAGTCCTGGTTCCGCATCGGCGTAATCACCGCACCAGACAACGCGAGACATATGATGCCGACCCTCAGGCGTGAGCTCCCACTCAAATGCGCCCACGCCCTCATTGTCCAGGTAAGAGTGTTCCATAAGTTTCACACCGAATCCAGGCGCCATCCACGCACGAATCCAGCCGTTGGCGTCCAAAATGACCGCGTAGTAGTACTGTCCCATTTGTTATGCTTATAACATAAGTTTAACAAATAATCCTTCAATTTTGTCCGAAATCCAGGCACTCAATGGAGAGTGAAGAGATAGAGGAGTTGGTTGAGTTCGGCAAGCATTTCGTCGCGAATATTTGCAAGGTCGGAATCGGCAGGGCGGCGATCAGAGTTTGGTAGCAAATCCGTCAGGAGGTAGTTAATACACGCCTTGATGAAACGGACGGCTGAGTTCTCTGACAAATTAGAAAGCTTGGTTGTGTTGGTGCTGGCGCCTAGTCGGGGGCGTCCATACTTTCCCATGTATACCTCAACGTAGCGGTCAATGTGTCCGTCTAACTTTTCTAACACTTCGTCGGTTGCCTTATGCCGGCTGTAACTCATAGTCTGCCAATGGTATAATTTGATTTGCTCGCGCATCTTGAAAAAGAAATGGACGTCGTTAGCAGACATCTTCCTATTTATGAGAGGTAAAAGCAACGAGTCCGACAAACAGTGCGGCGAAGAGAACGCCGGCAAGAATCTTATCTTTTCCTGCGATTTCGGACCGAAAGCCTTCCACTTTTTTATCTTTTTGGTACTGCTCGGCAGTCACCCACGACTCAAAAATCCAATGACTCACGTGGGGTTTTCCGTTCCGATAGGTGATGTTTTCCTTGAAAGGATCAATCCACTGCTCGCCCGTTACGGAACTTTGAATGTTTCCCTGAGGATCGCCCACTGGCAGGGTCACCTTACGGCAACGAGCGTAACCACTATTCATTACGGCATTGAACATCGGTAACGGATTTAGCGCTTTTGCAGCGTCTTCAAACATGCCGGGTGCTAGACCGCGGAGATGAGCACCAAACAGTCCATCTGGTGGAGCCTTTTCTATCTCTGCACCGAGGCGACCAGGAAGTCCGTGGGGAGTTGTATCAATATATTGGTACATATCCTGACCATTTGAACAAGTACCGCCAGATTTGATGAAAAATTTTAGACCAAGGGGGTTCATAGTGAGACCATTCCCTTTCGCAAATCCAGTGGTTTCACCGAACGCAATAACATCTGAGTAATAGCTTACACCGGCAGCAGCTCTTTTTATGCCACCCCAAGAGCCGTCACCAAAATCTACACCAATATCACCTGGTGTTTTCAATTCCGCCGAATAATCGTATTTCGGTCCCAAAATAGTCGTCATATCAGGCGTATATTGTTTAACCGTCGTTTGTAAACTTTTAAGAGGGTCCATCCTCCTTCCTTATTTGGGTATCCTATTTTCGTGCGGCAGTGAATACTACAAGTCCAACAAAGAGGGCAGCAAAGAGAACGCCGGCGGCAACCTGAGAGCCACCAATGGCGGACGAACTAAACTCCTCAATGATTTTTCCCTTTGCATCCTTTTTCGGATACGTTTTCTTTGTTTTCTTATATTCCTCGGGGCTCACCCACTTATCAAAAACCCAGTGCGTTGCGTAGTACTTTCCGTCGTCGCCCTTCGTAAGTTTTTCTTTCTTAGAATCAATCCAGGGACGGGTGACGTTCTTATTTTTAGACCGCAGCTTTCCTGTAGCATCGCCAACCATTGCGGTCATTTGTTTACACTGGGGGAAACCTGAGCCGATTACGGCGGAGAAGAACGGCGCGGGATTGAGGGCAGCGCCGGCGTCTCCAATAATTCCTGGCGCCAATCCTTGGAGCCGAATTCCGCCCATCTCTTCGGCAATTTTATCGCCGAGCGGACCAGGAATGCCTTCAGGAATTGTACTCACATATTCGTACATAGTCGCACCGTTACTACACGCCGCACCCATCTTCGCATCCGCCACTTTCAAGAAGAAGTTAAGACCCATAGGATGCTGTTCGGCTACATCCGGTAACGGTCCAGGAACAGATTGTCCATAACCGAGAGCGTTGGCGTAGTAGTTAACGCCTGATGCCGCCAGTGAAATTCCTTCTACCGAACCGTTATTTAGACGAATACCGATGTCCTCAGGCGACTTAAGCTCACCAGAGTAATCGTATATCGGTCCAATGAAGTCACTAGTGTCGGGCAGGTAGTTCATTAGTTGTGTCGGTTGCTTGAATACGGAGTTGAATCCTTTTTGCGCCGACGTTACTCCACTGGCAAACTTATCAGCAATACCTTGGATATTCATCCTCCTTACTTGAAGCGGCTTATTTTCTTACCGCCGTGAAAGCAACGAGTCCAAGAAACAGCCCCGCAAATAAGATCCCTGCTCCTATTTGTGAGGAATCTAGGTTTTCCGAGAATCCTTCGGTACCTTTATCCTGAAGGGCGGCTTTTTGTTGATTTGCGGACGGTTGCTGCGGAATCGGCGGATCTGGTCGTGTATTCTGGTCGGGAATGTCGGCGGATGTATATAGGCGTCCATTTCGTTTGAGAACACTTTGTGTCCAATTGTATTCGTCCTGGCTAATCCATTTATCAAAGACCCAGCGGCGCATATGGGGTTGGGGTCCTTTGGGTACATATGTAGAACCATCGTTCTTCACCCATTGATACCCTTTAAATGGATCGTTTACCCATCGTCCAGTTGCAGGTTTATAATAGACTTTATCGGCGACGGGTTCAACCCAGACATTAGGGACTTCAATTGGCGGATCGTCGCTGCCGGTTGGGTCCGCATTGTAAATCGGTTTTAGAAAACGCGAGGAGAGTTTTCCATCCGCATTGCCGACGGGCGCTTCCATAAGTTTACATTTTGCGTAACCGGTACCCATTACAGCATTGAACACTGGTATAGGGTTCATTGCCTCAAACGAATCCTGGAGAGCACCTGGGGCGAGACCCTGTAGATTTGCACCGAGTGTCGCTTTCAAACCTTTTCCCATATCGCCCGGTAACCCTGACGGGATGGTGCTCATAAATTGATACATATCAGCGCCGTTAGAGCATCGTTGTCCAGTATTGAAGAAGTAGTTGAGACCGAGGGGTGACTGTGGGAAATCCACTCCGTTACCCATAATACTCTTGGTCGGCGTACCAAACGCCATTGTATCAACGTAGTACTGGACACCGGCGACGTTTCGGTAAATCTGACCAGGTCCGCTTCCAATGTCGCCATCGCGCCGAATGCCGATCTCTGACGGATATAACATCTCGTTGGAGTAATCGTAATACGGACCGAGTGCCCCGAGTCCAGTTTCTCTTGTCGTAGCCGACATCCTTATAAAGTGATGTGGTTTTATCCCCGCGCCCTTGCTGCGTTCTGCGGAAAAAGATAAAAAATGACGAGCCCCCAGAACCACCCCCTTACTCTACAACTTAATCGTTGTAAGATGTCATCACTCTTATTTCCGGGCGTATCGTCGTGTGTAAAGTTGAGTAGTGAAGAGGAGGATCTCTTCGGTGGTACGGATTGGACAAAGGCGGTGGAAGAGCTGGCGGAGACGGCGCCAACAAGTGCCGGCGACGAAATGGTAGACGGATTTCATTGCGAGGATTGTGATACGGGTCTATGGATTCAGGTCCAGACCCAAAATGACGAAGTCATTTGTACGAAATGCGGGAATCATATGGGATTTCAGTTGGACAGCTCGGCGGAGTATCGGTGGTTTGGGTCCGAGGATCGTAGTCCGGACCCGACGCGGGTTGGCAATCCGCTCAATCCTCTACTCCCTGAATCGTCTCTGGGTACGCGGATTTTGACCCGACCCGGTGACTCCAAGGCGATGCGCCGTATTCGTCAGTACCATCTATGGAATATTATGCCGTATCGTGAGCGAACGCTTTGGACTATCTTTGAAATGCTCCAGGTGCGCGCAAATAACGCAGGCATTTCTATGGCTATTGTGGAGGAGACGAAGCAGCTGTATGCGCAGGTGAGTACGCGCTGTATTTGCCGCGGACAGCAGAAAGACGCACTACTTGCGGCGTGCTTGTTTGAAAGCCTAAAACGCCACGATACGCCGCGGCGCCCAGTGGAAATTGCCGATATCTTTCAAATTGATGCGAAACTTATTACACGGGGTGTCAAGCAGTTTTCGGGACTTCTGGAGGAGCATTTACACGCTACGCCGTTAGCGGAGAAGAAGGCGGAGACGCCTTCAACGCACTTTCGGCATTATCTGGAGCCGGCTATTTATAAATTGGAAACGCCGCGTATGCTTCATAATCAGATTGTAGATATGGCGACGAAAATTGGCAATATGATTGATGAACTGGGCGTCTGCCCTGAGACAACTCCGTCTAGCCTGGCGGCGAGTGCTCTTGCCCTGGCGTGTGAACGTATGGATCTGGAGAAGACGAACGTGGAGGTGGCGAAGGTATGTAGCATTTCGGTAGCAACGCTACATAAGTGCTTGAAGCGTATTGAATCTTGGCGTGGTGTACTATTTCCCGCTAGCGCTGAAAAGAAGTCATCACCCTAACTAGAATGGGAGGTCAGGTCTCTGTGCCCTCTAAAGGGCGTGAAAGTCAGTTGAGTCTATATGGACCGTTTGCGTTGACACAGAGTCAGAAGTATTCTGTAGATGTTCTTTCGGAGCTCATAGAGACGTTGCTTCGTGAGAACAATCTTTTTGATTTACACGAAGTGTTGAACACGAAGACGGGTTGTGATTCGCTTATAGTTGTAATTAAAAACAAATTAGAAAAGGAATTTACAACGTTACAATTCCCGGACCCAATACGTAAGAGTGAATTCTCACCGGTAGGATTCTTATCAAAGAAGGAATATGCTAGACGGGCGAAGGATGATACGGACCGTTCAAGGGTTGGTAGGGATCGCGAGATCTACTGCCACGCCTTTGCGGTCTTTATCATTCGTTTGACGCTTCTTCTTTCGGCGGTTATTGCGAGTGTATCGTATCAGAGAAATGTATTTAAGAAATTATTGAATCAGGAAGCGGTTGGATTATCGGCGACCGAAAATAAGAGTTATAAGTCAATTGGGGATGAGACTATTACATTTAGCCCTGTGCAGTCGGATATTGTGGCGTTGTTAAAGACAGGAAGTTTACAGCAGATTCCGAACGATCCTCGTCGTTTATTTGTATTCAATAAGAACGAGCCTATTGTGATTGATGTAGATAAGGGTATTGTATATAATGCGCAGACGAGCCCAACGGGTGTATTAGGTATAAAGATAAATCGTCAGCAGGCGCCTACTGTTCCAGTGTATGGAGCGACGCCGCCGTATCAATATGCTGCGCCCCCACCCCCGCCGTATGGATATGCT